CTGCCGCTGCTGAAGGACAAGGACAACGGCGACATGCCCTATGGCTACCGCCTGCCCGATGGGCGCGAGGTGCCGTTTTCATCCTTGGTGTCAGGGTCTGGGAAACCCCTGCGCGTCCTGTGGGTCGGCGACAGCTACGGCCAACGGAGCAACATCGGCACCGGTGCGAGCGCCGCAACCGTGTCGGGCGGGGTGATGACCATCACCGCCAACGGTCACGGCCTGGGCACGGGCATGCTGGCCTCGATGGCGGGCGCGGCGGTGCCGGCCTGCATGTTCCAGGTGCAGCCGGTCACGCGCGTGGATGCGAACACCGTGACGGTGGCGGTGCCGGGGGCGCCCGATGGCACCGTGGCCGTGTCTGCTGCCGCGCGCAGCGGCCTCACGCTGGTCCGCCACGGCCAGCACAGCGAGGAAGGCACGTTCCCGTGGCTGCAGCGCCGGAGCGGCTACGCCTTCGAGATGGTGCGCAACGTCAGCCAGCCCGGGTACACCGTGGCTGAAATCGTGGCGCTGTGGGGTCAGCTGGTCACGCCGGTTCTGCCCAGCGTTGACCTGATCGTCTTCGAAGCCGGCTACAACAGCCTGGCGCAGGGCGAGTCGGCTGACACGATCATCACCGCCTACACGAACGCCATTGCCGGCGCGGCCGGCAAGCCGATCTACATCACCTGCCCGTGGCCCGTGGTCAGCGGCTCGGGCGCCGACAGCGCCGCGAAGCTGCAAACCGGCCTGAGCGTGTACTGGCGCCTCAAGGCGCTGTGCGAGGCCAGCACGAACGCCTTCTTCGTGGACACGTTCTCTGGCACGGTGAACGCCTCGACCGGCTACGCGGCTACGGGCTACATCGGCGCCGACAACATCCACAAGAGCGCGCGCGGCAGCGACCTCGCCGCTCAGAGCATCCTGGCGCGCATTGCGTCGGCCTCGCGCCCGGCTCGCGCGCTGATCGCCAGCGGCCTGGATTCGGTTGCCACCGATGCGACCAACCCCAACATTGCCCGCAACGGCCTGGGTCTGACCACTGCTGGCGGCAGCGCGGGCACGTTCGGCACCGTCGTGCCGGGTGACGAAGCTGCGGGCACGGGCGGCATCATGAGCGCCTTTGCTGCGGCGGCCGTTGCTGGCGCAACCGGCAACGTGTTCCGCAAGCCAGGCGCGGCCGGCAACGTCCAGTGCCTGCGCGCCACGGGCGCCGCTGCTGGCGATCAGGCTCGGCTCTCCCTGACGCTGACCACGGCAGACATCGTGCTGGGTGGCAGGCTCGACCTGACCATGCGGCTGAAGCTGCGCACAGACTTCCCATCTGCATCAAGCCCCGCCGCACAGAACGTGCGCGGCCTGCTGGTCCAGCTGGTGCTGGTCATCGATGGCAACACCTACACCGTCATCCTGTCCAACGTGCAGGGCACGCCCAGCGCCGGCATCTACGTGACCAGCGACATCAACACCGCGCTGTCCGCTTCCGGGATCGTCGTGCCGACTGGAGCAGCGTGCACGACAGCCCGGATTGACGCCATCGCCCACTTCGACGGCGTGGGCACCGCGCAGATTGAACTGAGCGAGATCGCGCTGCGCAAGGCGGCCTGATTCCAAGCTCCTGCCGGTAAACATCCATGCCATCCGCTGTCGACATCTGCAACACCGCGCTGAGCCACATCGGTGCGGAGAACGAGGTGGCCGCCATTGACCCGCCGGACGGGTCGGTGGAGGCCGGGCGCTGCGCGCGGTTCTACCCAATTGCACGGCGCCTGGCGCTCGGGTCGCATAACTGGACGTTCGCACGGGCTCGCGCGACGCTGGCTGCCGTCACCAATCCGAGCACGGTGTGGCTCTACGCCTACGCCGTGCCGTCCGGCATGTTGCACGCGCGACGCATCTTGTCGCTGCAGACCATCGACACCGCCGGCTTGGTGTTCGCCGACTCGACGTTCACCAACTGGCACGCGCTCGACGACCTGTTCAGCGAGCGCGGCAGCTCGGACTTCGAGGTCGAGGGCGACACGATCCTGACCAACGAGCCCGAGGCCGTGCTGCTCTACACGCGCGACGTCACCGACGTCAGCAAGTACCCGCCCATGTTCACCTCGGCACTAGGCATGCTGCTGGCCGGCTACCTGGCCGGGCCGACGATCAAGGGTACGGCCGGCATGCAGGTGGGCCAGGCGTGGACGCAGAACGGCATGGCCGGGCTCGGCACCGCGGCCATGTCCGACGCTAACGGCACGACCGAGCGTGCCGACTTCTTCGCGCCGTCGCTGCGCGCACGTGGATGAGCGCGAAAACCCTGTGGCGGTCGTTTGCCGCCGGCGAGATTTCCCCCGAGCTGTACGGGCGCATCGACCTGTCCAAGTTTCAGACCGGCCTCAAGAAGTGCCTGAACTTCACGGTGCTACCGCACGGCCCGGTCGACCGCCGGCCCGGGCTTCGCTACTGCGTAGAGTCGCGTGACAGCACGAAGGCCGTGCGCCTGGTGCCGTTCGCCTACAGCGCCGACCAGACGGTCATCCTCGAGTTCGGCGACCAGTACGTGCGCTTCCTCGTCGAGGGCGAAGCACTGCTTGAGGCGAACCAGGCCATCGTGTCCATCGTCGGCAGCACTGTCACCGTGACCGGCCACGGCTACAGCACCGGCAACGACGTGTTCATCGGCACGCGCTTTCACCGCATCACCGTCACCGGCGCGGACACGTTCACCACGGCCGACCGCTGGGGCAACGCAACCACGGCAGTGGGCACCACCGCGGCGCGCGTCTACACGCTGGCCACGCCCTACCTGGAGGCCGACCTGTTCAACCTGCACTATGCGCAGAACAGCGACGTGCTGACGATCACGCACCCGACCTACGCTGCGCGCGAACTGGCGCGCCTCGGCGCGACGAACTGGACACTGACGGCCATCAGCTTCGCGCCCAGCGCCACGGTGCCCACCGGCGTGGGCGTGGTTGCCACCATCGGTACGCCCGGCAACCTGAGCCCGCAGCGCTACGTCGTCACCGCCATCGGCGCGGACGGCGTGACCGAGAGCCTGGCCAGCGCTGCCGCCAGCACTTCGAACAACCTGAGCGTGGCCGGCAACTTCAACACCGTCAGCTGGTCGGCCGTCGCCGGGGCGACGCGGTACAACGTCTACAAGCAGCGCGGCGGCAGCTTCGGCTACATCGGGCAGACCACGAGCCTGTCCATCGTGGACGACAACGTGCTGGCCGACACGACGCAGACGCCGCCGGAAGACATCTACGAGCTGAACACCGGTGCAGACGACTACCCCAGCGCCGTGACCTACTACGAGCAGCGCCGGTGGTTCGGCGGTACGACCAACGAACCGCAAAACGTGTGGGCCACCCGCAACGGCACCGAGTCGAACCTGACCAGCAGCCTGCCGAGCCAGGAGGACGACGGCCTCGAGTTCCGCATCGCCGCGCGCCAGCAGAACGCCATCCGCCACTTGCTGCCGCTGGCCGACATGATCGCGCTGACCGTGGGCGGGGAGTTCCGCATCTTCGCGGACAACGCGCCGAACATCACGCCCACCAGCCTCAGCATCAAGCCGCAGGGCTACAGCGGCGCCAGCAACGTGCAGCCGGCGCTAACCAGCAGCAGCATCCTCTACATCCAGGCCCAGGGGTCGCGGGTGCGCGAGATGGCCTACAACTGGCAGAGCAACGCCTACACGTCCATCGACATCAGCATCATGGCGCCGCACTTGTTCAACGGGTACACGGTGCTGGACCTGGCCTACGTGCGCTCGCCCATCCCCACGCTGTGGGCGGTGCGCAGCGACGGCACGCTGTTGGGCATGACCTACGTGCCCGAACAGCAGGTCTATGGCTGGCACCAGCACACCACGCCCGGCGGCGTGTTCGAGTCGGTGGCCGTCGTCAGCGAGGGCAACGAGGACGTGCTGTACGCGCTGGTGCGCCGCACGGTCAACGGGCGGGACGTGCGCTACATCGAGCGCATGGACACCCGCATCTTCGTCAACCAGGAAGACGCGTTCTACGTGGACTCGGGCCTGACCTACGACGGCGCGCCGACCACCACGCTGACTGGCCTGTGGCATCTGGAGGGCGAGACGGTGCAGGTGCTGCTGGACGGCGCCGTGCACCCCGACCGCACGGTGACGGGCGGCAGCATCACGCTGGAGGAAGAGGGCAGCGTGGTGCACGTCGGCCTGGGCTACGTGAGCGACCTGGAGACGCTGCCGCTGGCGTTCGAGGGCGCGCCGGCCATGGGCCAGTACATGCGCAAGAACGT